GATGGGGTGTTCTTTGCCAACAAAGAACAGATAGACTCTGGAAACTTTCGTTTTATTAAGGACTAATATGAATACAAAGATGTTAAGACATGTTCGCACTCTGTTCAACACCGAAGGTGTAGAGAAGCGGATCAATAGACACAATCAACGGCAGTGGGTGCGTAGCATTCGCTTCCTTGGTGACAAGTGGTTGTTAGCTACACCAGTACAACGAAAGGATAATGTTAATGCGTAAAGACAATCCGACTTGGCCTTTCCCTGCCAATCCCTTACCACCCTCTCAACCACCTGAGCCTAGACATGAGTGATACAGAACTGTATACTTGGTTCTTTGTATGTTGGTGCATAGCAATGGTGGCTATATGGATGTAGACCTTAGCTATCAGCTAGGCTTTGTTCATGGCCTCCGAAGCTTAGGCATCAGCTACCAATGGATGAACATCCACTACATCAAGGGCTATGCCAAAGGCACTGAGATGAAACGACTACACCTATTACAGGAGGAAAATTATGTTAAGCGAAGTGGACATCAGGGACTTCGACAAGCAACCAGTGCAACCACTGTACTCAGTGAAGCCTAAGAGCTATGTACAATGCCCTCGCACTGAGGTTGTCTACTACTTCGATCACATCGATGGCATGTATAGCTACTGCCTAGATATGTTCGGAGACACTATTCATCTAGCCGCTTGGACAGATGTGATACCTTTGGCTAGAAAGCCCGAGTAAACTGTAGGGGTATTTACACTGCCCCTAATTTTGTGGTTATAATTAAGCGTCAGTTGCTGACACTCATTCACTTTTCTTAAGGAAACATCATGGCTCATGTAATTTTTTCTCGCAATGCTAACAACTCTGCTCTATCTACAGAGCGTATTCAACAGCTTGCCCCTGCTTCTTTCAGCACAACTAAGGCTGACCGACTTACAGATCGTTATGTGTCATTGAACACAAGCGACATCATCACAGTGATGCAAGACTATGGATATGCTCCAGTGCAAGCAGCACAAAAGCGTAGCCGTAAGAACAACCCTGCTCACTCAGCCCACATGTTAGCCTTCGCTAAGACATGGGACATTGACTTTGGCACTGAGGACATTCGTCCTGAGATCATCTTGTACAACTCTCACGATGGCACTGGCTCAGTGAAGTTGTTTGCAGGTTGCTACCGATTCATCTGTGCCAATGGCCTCATTGCAGGTGATGGCTTCCAGTCTCGGATCTACCACAGCAAGGCACTGAGTGGCTTTGAAGACATGCTTCGTAACACTGTGGCTACATTGCCCACCATGATGGAGCGTCTTGAGAGACTGCGTGGTGTGACACTTGACCCACATCAGTCTGTGCTGATGGCTAAGCGTGGTGTTGAGACACGTTGGGACATGCTCGAAGAGCAGACCAAGGGTGTGTATGCTACCCCTCAAACCATTGCTGATGTGTTGAAAGTTTCCCGCTATGAAGACAACTACATGGATGCCTTCACTGTGTTCAACCGCATTCAGGAAGGTGTTGTTCGTGGCAGTGCTTTCGTTAAGAGCTTGTCTGAGAAGCACCCCAATGGTGTGACCCGTAAGGCTCGCCCTGTTAGCAGTGTGAAAGAAAACATCCGCATCAACTCAGAGTTGTGGGACATTGCCGAAGACATTGCCTTCGCTTAAGAGATAACGGGGGAAAGCGGATGCTGTTGGAAGACACTCAGCCAAGTGATTTAGTTCATGAGGTGCAGTACCAACAGACGTAGCGAGTACCCCACCTATACAAGGAAATACATGCATCAAGATAAAGCAATTGGTATGTTCATGGGTCTGTTCATTGGGGATGCACTAGGTGCTCCACTTGAATTCATCAGGCCACATGAGATGACGAAGACATTGACAGAGATGGAGGGTGGTGGTGTGCATGACACTGCCGAGGGTGAATGGACAGACGATGGTGCTATGGCTGTAGCAATTGCTGATGCATACATAGGCAGCAAACGATTTGATCCTGAAGCTATCGCTATGAACTTCCGAATGTGGAAGAAGACAGGACACTTTGGTACTCGCAACTATGTCTTTGACATTGGCAGGACATGCAGTGAATCCATTGACCGCATCACACCAACACATCCCTATGCAGGTAGCTGTAGCTACAGCTCCAGTGGTAACGGATCTATCATGCGTATAGCACCAGTGGTGCTTGCCAATCACAACAGCATGCCTGATGCTGTGGCACAGGGTGTGGCTGTGTCATTGATGACACATGGTAATGCTGACACCATCCACTACATCACTGCCTTTGTTGCTGAGCTTATGACTTGCTCAAAGCACAATGCCTTTGAGTACCTCCGTCATCAGCGTGACTCTATTAACAAAGGTACTATCAGTCATGCTTACATCACAGCTTGGGAATGTGTAGAAGAAACTTCTACCTTCGAGAAAGCTTTGGTGATGGCAGTGAACAAGGGCTATGACGCTGACACTGTAGGTGCAGTGACAGGTATGTTAGCAGGGCGTAAGTATGGACTCAAGGGTATTCCTACACGATGGCTCGACAAGCTTGTGAAGAAGGATGAACTCATTGATATGGCAGAAACACTTTATGCACTAGGAGGTGACGATGAAACAAACTGAACCGCAACAAGCATTCCCCTATACAGGACTAGGTAGTGATGGCATGACCCTGCGTGATTACTTCGCAGCTAAGGCTATGGCTGTGTTGATGACCAGTGCGTGGAGCATTCCACATGCTGAAGTGGCAAGCAAAGCTTATTGGTTTGCTGAACAAATGATGAAGGCAAGGGAACAAGCATGAGCATGTCTCCCATTAGCAAGTACGATTTGGCATTACATAATGTACCGATGTGTGCAGTGTGTAACAAGCCAGTTGAACGAGTGGAGTCCATGTATGACATAGGCTATGGCGGTAAGCGTTTCATTGTGTACTGTCATGGGGATACAGAGGAGTCATTCCTTGATGATGTTTGGATTGAAGACTGCGCTAGTGTGCAGTTTGGTCAGGCATTTATTGATAAGCTTTCACAGAAACAATTGGAAAACAAATGAGTCTACCTAGATATGTAACACTGGCTCAAGCTGCCGAAGGCATAACCAAGTGGAGGTACAACCCACCACAGGATGCTGTTGATGCAGGGGTGGTGGCTAGGTGTGTGCTTGGCACTGAGAAGGACAAAGCCTTTGCCTTGGCTGAGCAGTTGAATGCACAGCTAGACAACTGGCGCAAAGAGCTTAGATATCTTAAAGATATCTCTGAAGACACAAGAGTGCATGAGCTTATCAAAGCTTACAAGAACAACATCACCTTCACCAAGCTGAGCATCAAAGCTCAACGTGACTACATGTATTACCTGCAGGGATGGAAGGATAGCAAAGCCAATGGTGTTGCTCTGTATCAATGCAAGCTAGGCCACTTAGTCACACCGCATTGTCAGAAGATATATGAAACACATGCTGAGCATAGTGTTAGCTTAGCTAACCACACCTTGGCAGTGTATCGATTGCTGTTCAACTTCGCTATTCGTCATGGCTACATCAAGCACAACCCATTCAGCAAGGTGCTACGAAGAGCAGACAAACCTCGCAGAACTGTGTGGGAAAGGGAAGATGTTAGAGCATTCATGAACACTGCTTACAGCACATTCAAGTGGCGTAATGTAGGACTCATTGTGCAGATGGCATACGAATATGGACAGCGTATGGGCGATATGCGTAAGCTTACATGGAAGCAGGTGGACCTAGAGAAGGGTGTGTTGCACTTGGAACAAAGCAAGCGTAGGTCTAGGGTGACTATACCGACAAGCCAAGGCTTGCTAACTATGCTGAGACAACAGCATGCTGAGTTTGGTTGGCAGCAATACATTGCACCATCCAATGTTCCTGATAGGAAGGGTGGCTTGCTACCTTACAGTTTGTTCAACTTGTCTAGAGTGGCTAAACAAATCTTAGCTGATGCAAATCTGCCTAGTGATTTAGTGTTGCAGGACTTGCGTAGAACAGCCATCACTGAGATGATTGAGGTGGGTGTACCCATCACCAACATCATGTCTGTATCAGGCCATGCTACACCTCAGAGCCTAACACCCTACATCAAGAACACATTGCGTAGTGCAACAGTGACACAGGAAATGAGGGGGCTTACATGATGTACAGATGTTCTAAATGTAGAGGTATGTATGAGCGTGATAGTAGTAAGGCTTGGATAAAAAGCTATTGTAGTAAAACAGATTCATATGCTAGATTGATAAGGAGAAACGTATGACTGAATTAAACAGAGAAGAAATTGAAGCTATGGTTGTACAAGAACTGGAGTTTTTACTTCGGTGGGAAAGTAGTTTGCCCGAACCATCTCAAGATGTTGAACTTATTAAAGCAACCATAAGAGTGCTTCAAGAGTTTAAAGTGATGAAGAAGGATGACAAATGAGCGCATGGCTTATTGCTGTTGTTGGTGTTGTCTATACAGTGGTGGCAGTGGATCTGCTATTCAAAGGTAACACTGGGCTAGGCATAGCCTTTGTTGGTTATGCACTGGGTAATGTGGGTCTGTATATGGAGGCAGCAAAATGATACACACAGATGAAGACGATGAGTTTGCTCGCATTGAGCGTGAGAACTCTATGAAGGGACAGCCCTATAACTGGGAAGCTAATGCCATCAAAGCTGCCATTCGCATGGAGCGTGAGGAGTGTGCAAAGATTGCAGACAAGTGGGCAGTAGGTTGGTTTCATCCATCAACTGTTATTGCAGAAGCCATCCGAGCAAGGGGAAAAGAATGACACACGATGAAGTTGTTGGCATGAAAGACTTTAATGAATGGTGGGATAGTGACATCATTCGTAGTAGTCCGTTTAGAAGAGGCAGTCCTAAATACTGGGCATGGGCAGCATGGGAAGCTGCCTTGCGTGAACATGCTATGCGTGAAGTGCAGAGACTTGGTCAAGAGATAGAAGCAACACAGCGCACATGGATTGGGCTGACTGATGAAGAAAAGAATAAGATGGCTTTTATAGCCGGAAGTGATAAGCATTGGCTTATCAGTTTAGTTGAGAACAAACTTAAGAAACAAAATGAAACTACATGAACTAGAAGACCTTATCATGGCAGCATGGATGACTAGAGAAGACATTGACTCTGTGTTATGGGTGTTGATGGACAGAGAAAAGAAACCTGATGAAGATGAGATATCCAATTTATTAATTGGCCTTCATGCTATGCACGATGCTAGAATGACTAAGCTATTTCAAGGGTACGACACTGTGCTTAAGACTAACAAAGTAACTTACAAGGGCTATGGCATTTCTAAAAACACACCTACCTTGTGAGACATGTGGTAGCAGTGATGGCTTGTCCATCAACGAAGACATGTCCACCAAATGTTTTGTATGTGATACATACATCCCATCAACCAACAATGAAAGGCTTGAAGTGATAGATGTAGATGGAGATACAAAAGATACCAGTAGCTTTATTAAAAGCTACAACGAAGGACACAGTGTTAGTGTGTCTGACAGACGCATCAGCAAAGCAACAATGGAACGCTATGGCGTTGTGCGTAGCGATGGTCATTACTACTTCCCCTATTACGATAGCAACTCCCAACTGGTGGCAGCTAAGCGTAGAGAGGTGAAGGATAAGAAGTTTACAACAGTGGGTGGGTGGAGCAAGGGTACATTGTTTGGACAGAACTTGTACCCATCCAATGGCAAGTACCTCACCATCACTGAAGGTGAGTTTGATGCACTGGCTGCATACCAATTGACAGGTAGTAAATATCCTGTGGTGTCTATACGCACAGGTGCAGGTAGTGCATTGAAGGATGCTAAAGCAAACTACGAATACATCAACAGCTTTGAAAACATTGTGCTGTGCTTCGATGGTGATGAGGCAGGGAAGAAGGCAGCAAAGGAAGTTGCTGAATTGTTTGGCAGCAAGTGCAAGATATTTAAACCTGATCCTGAATATAAAGATGCATGCGAATGGCTTGCTGATAACAAGGAAGCTGCCTTTGTTTCTAGGTGGTGGGCTGCTGAACCCTTCGTGCCTGATGGAATTGTCTGTGGGTCTAGCCTGTGGGATTTGGTGTCTACACCAATGGAGGCAGCAGATTGTTTCTATCCTTGGGCAGGGCTTAATGAAATTACCTATGGCATTAGGTCAGGTGAACTGGTTACATTCACAGCAGGTAGTGGCTTAGGTAAGAGTCAAACCCTACGGGAAATTGTATGGCACTTGCTACAGAATAGTGACAGCAACATTGGCTTGATGTTTCTTGAAGAGAGTGTGCGTAAGACTAGCCTGTCGATGATGAGCCTAGCTGCTGATGCACCACTGCATCTACCTACATCAGTGGTGTCTGATGCTGTACGCAAGGACGCATTTGAAAAGACACTAGGCACTGGACGCTTGTTCTTCTTTGACCACTTCGGAAGTACAGCCATTGAGAACATTGTCAATCGTGTCAAGTACATGGCTAAGGGACTAGGCTGTAAGTATGTATTCTTGGACCACTTGTCCATCATCGTATCTAGTCAGGACAATGGTGATGAGCGTAAGGCCATTGATGAAATTATGACCAAGCTTCGCATGCTTGTGCAGGAAACTAACATAGCTCTCATCATTGTTAGCCATCTCAAGCGTCCATCAGACAAGGGACATGAAGAAGGTGCAGCCACTAGCCTAGCTCAGCTACGAGGCAGTGCTGCCATTGCACAACTAAGTGACATGGTGGTATCTCTTGAGAGGAATGGTCAGGCTGACGATCCTATTGAGCGTAACACCACCAAGGTGAGGGTGTTGAAGAACCGCTACAGTGGACAGACTGGTCCTGCTTGCAGCTTGCTTTATAACAAAGACACTGGCAGAATGTTTGAGATTGATTCAGCTATGGAAGGAACAATGTTATGAAGAAGTGGGATGGGTTTGACAGTGCCATCATAGGCACATCCAGTCTTTGGATTGGTAAGGAACGTGTTGATGTATTGGTCTACGATTGTGAGAAGATGGTTGAGCAACTAATGATCAGAGATGGTATGGATTCTGAAGAAGCTATCGACTACATCAACTTTAATATTGAAGGTGCTTACATAGGAAAGGACACACCTGTAGTGGTGTGGCAATATCATGACGAGTGATGGTGGAAAGGGACACACTCAGCGTCCCAAGTCAATAGCTGATGAGGAGTGGGCTACCAGATGGAATGCCATCTTTGGTAAAGATTCATTAGAAGATTACAAACAGTCGGTAGATGTTAACAATCTCCGACAAAATGATAAGGACAAGGACGATGATCTTCTTAGACATAGAGACAAACCTGAAACATGACACCATATGGTTGTGTGTTACTAAGCACA